TAATCATTATAATCATACATTATGTTATAGTCAACTCCAATGGGTAGGTTTATTATTTTTGGATGAAAAACAACTGAGTTTTTGACGAACCATTTAATGATTTTATTATTTTCAATAAACGCGATAAACTCGTCCTTTCGTGAAAACAAGTCGTAAGGAATTGTATAATCACTGCAACCGGAAACCAATACAAATTTACACGGAAGTGTGTTTATTATTTTAGAAAATTTATATATATAATCAGTTTTAACGTATAAAATGTCGTTTTCTTTCAAATTATTAAAGTTATATTCTTTGTCAAAATAACCGTGAATGTCATTTACCTTATTTGAAAGGGTGAACATATCGCAGGATTTTCTAAATCCATAGTGGTTCGCATAGTAACAGTGATGTTCTTCCATTTTTATATTATTATTGCAACCTTTATATCATTATTGCAACAATTGCATTACATTTAATACAAAATCAATTCAAATAAGAGATGCATTCAAGTGCGTCCAAATAATCTTTATCCGTGGCTATGACATTGAATTGTTTATATTTGTCATAAAATGCATTGACCCCAGTAGACACAATCTCTTCAATCGCTCGCTGCTGCACGTTTAACGGCTGTTCATCCGGTTCAAGGCCATATATTTCGTAAAAGGTTTCTTCCTTTAATGCCGTGTCAAATACGACGGATTGTGTCTTGCCGCATAATTTACCGCCATGCATTTGGATTGCTGCGACCCAATAAGGAGAGCCGGCGGCCCAATAAGTCCAGTGGTCATGGTATAAGCGGGTCAGATTGTTGGGACGTGCCACTGCGAACATGCCGAGGAAAGAGGACGCATTGATGCTGTATTTGTATACGGTGCGCAAGGTTTTGTAGTTGTCAGGACATGTGCAAAGAGAGGTTTGAAAGGGGGCAAGGTCTTCTTTATGGATGGTTAGGTAGATGTTTCTAGGTTTAACGGGAGGACCGGATTGGGTAGTGAAGAGTTGAATGATGCGGGACAGCAGAATGTGACGCGAATACATTGGCGAAGTAGAACAAGAGCACAGTTTATCAAATGTTTTAAGTATTTTGGGAATGCGCAGGTCAAGCCCGGACCAAACGAAGTAGTTACAGGTTTCTTCCAAGATGGCACGCAAGTCGGTGGGTAAGCATTCTGAGAGGATGAATTGAGCAATGCATTCGTAGTTTTGTTCGGCGAGCCAGTTGGTAAAGAGTTCTTTATTATTATCAAACTGGTTATTATTTTGGACACCGGTATCAATTTCAATTTGTGTTGTAATGTGGCGCAGAATAAAGACGTCAGTGTTACACGGGCGAATACACAAGTTCACGACGACGTTCGCGATGGGTGTAATATCTTTTGTTAAGGAGGTGTTATAGTCGTTATAACTAGAGAGGAGATAGTTTTCAAAGGCGGGGTTAAGAGTGGTGTAGAAGTCGTAATAGACGGTCCAAAGGAAGTGAAAGAGGTCGTCTTTGAAGCCGGAGTAATAGAGTTCGCAGGCCCAGAACATGGTTTGGTCTTGGTCTTTGGCCAAGATAGATAAGAGAAGGGCATAATAAACCTCGCCTTTCACGTATAAATAGCGCGTAAAAACGAAAGGAATAGCTGCCATTAGATTAGATATTGAATAATATTAAATGTTAGTTGTGAATAATATTTAATAATGATAAGTACGGCTTGTGAAAGTTTTTAAATTTATAATGTTGTGTTCGGCTGCGTTGGTGATGCCGCTACAAATAAATCAATTTTAATAATGACCGTAAAAAATGCGCCTAATTAAAGTCTTCTATAATGCAAAAAAATAAAATATAAATAAAATATATAATGACAGCGTGGACAGATTTAGTTACTAAAGTATATAACGAGAACAAGTCAAAGCCGGGGTACAAGTTGAAGAATGCGATGAAGGACGCCGCCAAGATTTACAAGCCTTCAGCCGCCGCCTCTGCCGCACCAGGCAAGACGAAGAAAGGAAGAAGGGGGAGCAGAAAGCAAACCAAGAAGAGGAGGTCTAGAAAGTAAATTAGACCCCATAATTTAGTAAGAAAGACAGCGAAATGCGACTTCAAAATCGTGTAACGTGTTTTGGTAGCATAGTTTAGAGAAGATTGCGGCCGTTTCTTCGGCGGTCTTGCGTTTTTTCGGGTCCGGGTGAATATTGAGAAGGAGAAGTTTTAGCCATTTATTGGCAAACCCTTGTTTAAGGGCCCTCTCCGGAAAAATGGACAAGACAATGTTTAGAAAAATCATACTTAAAGAAAATACATTCCATGTATAATAATCGTTAAATATGATTTCAGCAACCGCCAACTTTGGTGCGTTAATGTAGCGCGCTAAAGCAGCAGTGCATTGCGCGTGGTAGTCCTTGCAAAAGGAAGACGACATCTTGTGTAAAGCAGAATGATACTGAACAAAGGAATTAACAATAGTCTCTATATTATGCGCAGATAGGCTCGCAGAATTGTGCTGATGCATGAAAATCAACACTGCATGTTCCAGCGGATAAACCACGTTTGACGCATGTTCAATGATTTTTGCGATTTTATTGGCGTCATAGATGTCTTTAGTAAAGAATGCATATTGGGGGTTATTGATGAGAACATTGGTCAAGCCATTGCTAGCGCCATTCGCAACAATAAAGGTGTCATTGGACATTGCTAGGTGGACGATGTTGTTAATTTTTAGATAAATGATTGCATTCAGAGCGCCATTGAAGGTGTTGATTAAGGAGGTGCAAATTTGTAGAGGGCTCGTTGTATTGGAGGAGATGTAAGGGATAAGTTTCGGGGAGCGAAATAAGGCAGCGTCGTAATAGAAGAGGCCATAATTGGGGGGATTATTGGCATTGTTGGTGACAGGGATGAAGTCAAGGTCGGATACGTTTACGAGATTATAGGAGCTGAAGGTGTGTAAGAATTTGGAGTAATGTTCGTAGGCTAAAATATTGGTATGAGTGATGTGGTTATGGGTTAAGGTGGAGATGAGTTTGATTTCGTTCTGTAAAAAAAAATCAATATGTTTTATTTTTTTGTATACAGGTTGTTTGTCGCGAATATTGCGAGCAGGGGGCGTTTGGTCTAGCGCGATTTCATCCTCAAATACGTTCAAGTCAATGGGTTGAAATACACAACTTTGCATAATAATCTTAATTAATGTAAGAAAACATATTTATTTAGTGATATGAACCTATTAATTAATTAATTAATACACCATTGTGTCGTAATCTTGTCCTACCTTTTAGCAACCGCCGCAATTTTGGAGTATCTATTTTTGTATGTTTTCTTGATTTTGTCATCTATCTCGGCATTATTTAATCCAGCATTTTCAAGTATTCTGGCCGCGGATGCGAAGTCGTCGGCGCACTTCTCGCAAAAGTCAATAAACCCGTCTTGAGGCTTTAAAGAGTGCGCGACTAAGTGGCTCTTAATGTGTGCGTCAATGCAATCAATAATGTCCTTGTTAATGCGCGTGTATTGTTTGCGAGGGGCGCTCACGGTCGCACACACATCTTTCTTGCGAAAATAATAACGTGCGCTCTTGAACATTTTTTCAATGACATTACCGGTATAGCCGAGTTGGTTTAAACGTTCTACTTCGGTTTGAACAAGAGCCGCGTTTTCATCGGTCCACGTGGTCCACGCGTCTTTGAAAGCGTGGCGGTCGTCGTATTGGTGGACCTTTGAGAAGTGGAAGAGGCTATCCATGAATTGGTCGGTGAATTTGAAGCGGAACGTGTTAATGACCAATGGGTTGCGGATGTCTATGTCAATAGAGGCGTCAATTGCAAGAGCAAGGCGATTAGAGATTGTTTCGGAGCTGGGCGTTAATCTTGGGTCTAATACTAATATTGTCTCTAATGCTAAGCCTACCCCGGCTAAGCTTGTTCCCGCTAAGCTTTGCGCCAAGCCATTAAAATTATATAAGTTTGCATCGTCAATGTCATTGAAGTCAACCAGACTAGTGTTATTAAGACCAAGACCGGTTTGGTCAAAGATGATAGTGTTGTCGGCATTAATCATTTTGCAATTGAGTTTGAGATGGTGGTTATGGTTTGAATGTTTGTTTAAATGTTGAATGTTGAATGTTATAAAAATAAAAATAAGTTTTCAATTTTTTAGTTTGCATAAAAAATTGATTAATAATATTCAAGGAAACCAAACCAATATAAAGCAATATAAACCATAACAGATATATAAAGATACAATGGACAGCACAATGTTATACAATGAATTAGTCAAAGGGAAGAAATATGATTCCGACACTGAGCAATATATTTTACAATATTTGGCCCAGCTATCATCAATACAGGTGAAGGCGATTAAAATCGCGAGCGCGCATTTGGGCACATCATTCAATGTGATTAAAAGCAACGGATATATAGATTGGAAGAAAGAGCAGTAACCACCGGCATAATTAATGTTTTGCCTTTGCCTTAATAGAGCGCTTATTGCGATTGCTAGTTAAAAATTGATGAATGCTGTGATGAATTCTTCGCAATGTGCGATTTTTTTTACGGTGCAAATGGTGTAAATGTTTTTTCGCTTCTTTCATATTATGGGCGCCATATGCGTTTGAGCCGCCCCTTTGTATCTGCTGACCAAATGGCTGCTGCTGACCAAATGGCTGCTGATAAAATTGTTGCTGCCCAAATTGTGGATTGATAGAAGGGTTAAATTTATCCACGATCGCGGTCATATCATTTTTGAATGTTTGTATATTTTGAAAAAGGTCTTCGCCCATTTCGGTCACATTTCTAAAAACATGCGCGGCATTGCTTGCGGCGAGTATGCCATTAGAAACGATATTTACACCAGGGATTTCACCTATAAGGTTAACTGCCATACTGCTTAATTTATATGTGATGTCGTTGATGTGTTTTTGAATGATGTCAGTTATTTTATTAAGAAATAAAGTTAATGGAACATTTGCGGCATCGGTTAATTCATTAATTGTGGTTTGCAATGAAGGGTCTTTTAAATTTTTCGTCAATTCTTGTATTTCATTTTTAAGCAAGGACCTAAATTCTTCTGTATGCCATCCGCCACCCGTTATTAAGCTGTGGATTGTATTAATATTGGCAAAGATGCGTTGAATTAAATATTGAGGTGCATTTGCCATTAATTTTTCTGCAAAATTTTGATTACCAGGCATCATTTGCATTTGTTGCTGCTGCATTTGCTGTGGCTGATACATTTGTTGTTGTTGTGGCTGCATTTGCTGTGGCTGCATTTGCTGTGGCTGCTGTGGCTGTTGATTACCAGTAGGTGTTCTCAAATTAGGTACAGTTTGTGAGCGTGTAATTGGTGGTCTTCTTACTACGCGATTTAATGGCATTTAACTATACTATATTGAGACAAGAATTTGGTTAGGATGTCGTTTTCAGGCGTTTAAAATCCGCAAAGGTCATCTTGTAGTTTTTATCAACGACGGTGCGGTCTATTTTTTTCAAGAAAGGCATATTGCATATTTTGCCGTGGCACGTGTATCGGTTGGTAACGGTATTCGTCTCAGCAACGGTAGGCGCAATAACCGCATTTTTAGGAGCGCTAGAGGACACGTCTTTAGTAACGACTTTGTTAGAGGTGTCTTTGTTGTAAGATTTAAAATTGGCAAAGACTGACTTTTCAGGCTTCTTCAACTTCGTTGTTGCAACCTCTTCAATAATAGAAACAACTGGGTCCACAGGGTCCACAGGACCCACAGAACCCACAGTTTCTTCCTTTTTTTCATTTACTACAGCATCCTTAGTGGTAACATTGCCAGGTAACAAATATTTATACAAGCTGGGGCAGAAGAAGGTGCAGACGTATTTTCTGCCTAAAACTTCCAAAAACCGGTAAGGCATAACATTGTCCGCATAATAAGAGAATGATTCGCGCTTAAAGTCATAAAACATAATAATATTGCCATTGGGCGTATATTCCATGACAAAACAATTCATCAGACTTTCAATAAATTCTGGCGTAAGAGCTAACGTGGATTGCAGTTTTAGTGCAAGATACCGGTCCAAAAACTTGTCTTCAAATTTGGTTTCAGGCATTGCCGGCGGGTCTGGGTCAAGTGCATCATTGGTAACCACATGTTCAGACGCATGGTCTGACAAGCTCGTGATTAATTCGCGAATGTTTGCACCAACAGTTTCACTGGATGATACTAAAAGATTATGAAAGTTATGGTCGCGAGATATGCGAAGAAACTCTTCAAACAGAGATAGGTCGGATTTGGTGGTGCAGTGATAAAATAATGTTACTGCAGAGAATATTAAAAAAAAGGCGAAGACAGGGTTAAATAAGTAATTAGTTGCATTCGCATTCGCATTCGCATTTAAGCAATTATCATAAATAGTGCAATCATTTGTATCCATATTCATATCCATATTCATAATTAATGCGAGTATATGTATTAATTATGAAGGTTATATTTAAGTGGTTTTGCAAACGTAATAATCCATTCCACTCCATTTCATTTTAACAAGGAATTTGTTTCAGCCGCTCTTCAAATAGCGCAGACATTTCATTGACTAGCACAGGGACTTTGATGACTTCATACGCAGGCGCGTCCGGATACAGCCGGACAAGCGCCATTTGTGAGACCACTTTCCCATAGCATTTTTCCAAGATGGTTTTATAAGTATTGAGTTGCAATGAGTAATGCCAGAAGTTGGTATCGGGCAAATAATTGATGCATTCAGTTGTCGCGGACTTGCCGAACCCGTTCGTCTTACTAATATCTTTACAGCGCTTCCAGTCGTAGATGGCGAGCGTCCCGTCCTCCAGTTCGTACACCATATCAATGGAGCCGGCGAGTTTCAAGGTTTCGTCGTATATCTTCCATTCAGTGCGGTAAGGTTTGAGATGTTCATGGTCTTGTGCGAATTTGATAAACTGACCCCATTCCGCGCTGTCGTTATGGATGGTAGGATTATTAGAGTGGATAGACAGGAGGGACCCGTGACTACAAGGAGTGACCAAAGGTAGGGGTTGGTTCATGAAGCATTCAATATTATAGTGGAGGGCGGTGCCAGCTTTGGCGGAGTCTGCGCCGTTTTTGTTCCAGTCGGATTTGATTTGAGAGGGGGTTAAGCCCCAGTATTTATTTTCGGGGGTCCAGTTTTTGCCGGCCATCATGGATTTGATGACTTCGTCGGCATTGAATTTGGGAAAATGGCTGTGACACCAGGTGGTGACGGAGGTATACTTGGCGCGCTTGTCGGTGCGGATAATATATTTATGGCCTAATTCAACGAAATCAATATTTTCGTCACGAGGCGCGGCATTCACGAGTTCTAAAGCGGAGCTGACCGATAAAGCGGAGTTATTAAGTGGCAAGTTGTTTGCAGATGAAGAGGAGGTAAAGGAAGACATATTAATAAGGTTGCGTTTGTTTTAAATGTTAATATGTCTTTATGCTGTTATTAGTAATCAATTTTTATGTTTTGGATAAAAATAAAATAATGAATGTTTGCTGAAATAAATTATAGATTAATTTTGAATATGAAATTATTTTAAGTGGTATATTGTGTAAAGTTAAAACAACTAATTTGTTAGAACATAAGTTAAAGGAGACAACTTGTATTAAAATTAATTGTTAAATCTGCCGCAGTATCCCCAGACGTAATGGTATTTTTTATACTTATACTAGTTCCTTTGTAAGTAACTATCACTGGAAAAGAATTATCAACATATGTGTCAGAGCTTTGGTAAAATGCATATTTTATTGTAGACAACCCTAACCCGCCATTGACAACGAGGTTGCCTTTAACCGTCCCGCCAGGGGCGGCACTAATATTTGCATATCCTATAAATAGACCGAAAGTTGCGTTTAAACTAACAGATACAGTTTTAGTAACGGGAGAGTCAGCCGCAGCTGGACCCAAATCAAAAGTAATGCTACTCGACGGAGTTGACGACTGAACTACTGCAGTTAACGTTATATTAGTAATTTGCGTTTGAATGTTACTAGTAGCGCCATTCAAGTAAGACAATTCAGTTTGTGATAGAGTAGTAGCTGGACTAGTTAATACTAAATTGCTTGAACCGTCAAGGATTAAGTTGCTTGAACCGTCAAGGGTTAAGTTGCCTTTAAATCTTGTGGCTCCAGTAATCGTGCCAGGGAATGCAGCTGTTCCACTAAATGTTGAGTTATTTGCAAATGTTGTGTTACCAGTAATCGTGCCAGGGAATGCAGCTGTTCCACTAA